ATTATAACCCGTTTCTTTAAGAAATACTTCTTGTAGTGCTTCTTTGTTAGCATTACCTTTTCCTGTAGCAAACTTCTTTATCACAGTAGGAGGAACAAGATTATATTGATGATTACGTTTCCATAGGTAATGCTTTAATAAACCTGCATTTTCTGCAATATTAAACACCCGACCCGTTGAACCCATAGAATAACCCTCCATGTAAATAATATCATCTTCTTGTAATTTAGACAACACCCAATGTGCTATATTGTAAAATCTTTGTTCTTCACAACTGTATTCTAAATGAAGATCACCTTGGATGTTATCAATGTCAATATTATATTTGTTAGTATTTGTTAGGTAAAATATTCTACAATCATAATAATTATTAGTGCTCCAATCAGAAATACAGATGCAAGGACTGCTAAGACTATAGTCAATTCCTACGACCCTCATTCTTCTTCGTAATCGTAGTTATCAACAATTTCTTCATCTTCAATGTAGTTCTTTACAACTTCGTCAAACACCCGATCAATGTCTAATGCCATCCTAACATCTTCTTCATCAACATGTGTGTTTTCTAACAATCTATCATAAATCTGTCTACGGAGTTCAACATCCTTTACAAGATCACAGATTGTGTTAACGATCTCTTCCCAATCCATTTTTTTGTTTCCTTCTAGCTTTAAGGGTTTTCATAATAACTGAGCGTTGCTCATCAGTATATATAGGCCAATCTTGAATCTGCTGCACGGTCCTATCACAGACTGTACAAATATCTGTGACAGGATCTAACTTACATATTTTTTGGCAAGGTGACTTAAAGATCAACGATCTCACACCCGTCAGCAGCACAAGCAAGAGTTTGTGAACCCTTTGTGCTATCTTCTTTCTCGTATTGTGCCAGCTTGTCCCAATCAATAGTCTTTGGCATGATCTTATCGAGCATCTCATAATCAGACCTACCACAATCCTGGTAAGGAGCCTGACGATACGTATGGTCAGAATGTGGAAGGAACGAGATACCAGAGATCTCATCAAAGTTATCATAGACGAACGAACCAACTGCCATCCATTCATCTTCCTTAACTGTGATTGTGACAGATGGCTTATGCTCACACCAATGACGCTGATAGATCATCCACATCTCTAGCTGTTCAACTGCAGTCATCTCAGTTCGTGTGACAGCTCCTTCAGGAGCCCTGACAGGGAAAGAAAACACTGTAGTCGCATCTGGCTTCATCACACAAGGCTCATTAGGAAAGCCAGATTCCTTGAGAAGCATCGTCAATGGATCCTTATTGTCACCACGGACAGTACGGATGTAATAATCATTGTGACGTGCATGAATACCAGAAGCAGAATCGACCAACTGTGAGACAGTACCAGATGGCTTGACACATGTGACAGCTGCGGCCTGTGGGATACCAATAGAAGCAGCAAGCATCTTGTTTGTGGCTACAGCTGTGTCACGAAGTGATTCTAACATTTGTTTTAGGTCAATGTTTTTATCTCTACCGTTTGTTAGTGTGTTGTCCATGATACCAGTCATGCTAACACCCAACAACCGTTCTTCTTCTGTGTTGGTCGTCCATACCTTACGAAGATAAGGAAACTTTGTCAGAGTCGATTGTAGGGTACCAAGACGAGTAGCGAGACGAACCTTACGTTCAAGATCAGCAACACTATCTGTTCCACGAACAACAACTTCTGTCAAGTTACAGAATTGGTTGGGACGAAGAATAATCTCAGAGCAAGGATTGGTACCAAAATCATGATCTGGATCACGACGACCAAACTTCTTTGCTTGGTTCTGTGATGCAACACGAGAGAAGATACCACGCTCACCAGACTTAGAATCATACAGCGAGATCCACTCACGCATGAATGTACCCATCTCAGGCTTCTCTGTATATGCAGCAGAGTTGTTAGAAAGAGCACGATGTGGGTTATTTTCCCACCACGATCCATTCTTTGCATTACGCATACGCTCGTCAGTCAGATTAGATAGTGATATCATTGCAGAACGACGAACACCACCAACGACAACTACCTCACCAATCTTGCACATGATATCATGACATTCAAGCGAGTTTAGCTTACGACCAACAGCTGCTCTAAACATACGGATTGTAAACTTAAACAAATCATCTAGTGGGCCAGGACCAGACGACCTACCACCAAATGTCTTGAGGCGTGCACCAGATGGGCGTAAAAGTGATAGGTCCCACTTAGGAACTTCACCTGAATACAGCAAAGCAATCAACTGACGATATCCTTTTGCCCAACCTTCCTTGCTATCCTTGACAACGATTGTTGAATCACTATCAAACATCTGCGCCGGAATCTCAGGAAGGTTATTGACATACTGACGCTCAACAGAGAATCCAACTCCTGTTCCGTTCATAAGGATCAACATTGCCTCATCAAACGACTTTGGATCATCAACAGCAATATATGAACAATTGTATGCACACGTGTTATCACGAAGCAATGCAGGACCAGCAGTCATAAGAGCACGCATCGATGGCATGATATCCAATGAAAGAACAGCTTGTTCTAGTTCCTTGCGGTCTGCTACTTCTAGTTTATACTGATAGTTATCAATCAGATGTTGTTGGATAAAATTAAAATACCGAGCCACTGTCTCTGGCCAATTCTCTCTACGTTGCTCACTATCGAGGAACTTTGCATAACGGCTCTTGTAAATAAACTCTTGGTATAATGTTGGTAGAAAATTACTCATCTAATTCCTCTTTCTTCTTACTTAATGTTGCTGTTCCGTCATCATTCAATGTCCATACCAAGATGTCTTCAACAGACCATCCCATTGCAATGGCTACATCCTCTATCTCCACATAATACTCACACGAAACTTGATCATATTTTATTGTTTTAACCCACGATGTCATACCCTGCTCCATGTCTGTAATCTCATCTTGGCAGATAAACCTTGATATGTATTTTGATCGATGATGTGTTGTACCATTGGACCAGAAAGATCTTGTTTTAGAACCATCTCATTAATATCCTTTTGCTCAATATTATCTGGCCAAATACAAACCTTATAGCCCTGATCGATCACTTTCTCAATCTTCTTCACTATCTCTTTGTTACGAGGTTCATTATCATATATAATTACTATCTTATCTCTTTCTGCTATATTATTCAACCTAATATCTGATCCTGCCATAGCAATACAATTATCTAAGAACAAACTGTCAACAGGTCCTTCAACCACATAAACAGTTTTATTCCTGTCTATGCTTTCCATCCCAAAGATCTTGTCCTTGGTCTCATCTAGGATTATCGTAGAATATCTTAATGTAGAAGCTTTTTTTATAGCACGACCAGTAAACCCAAACACATACCCTTTTGTATCAATGAACGGAAATACGATACGAGGCTCGTCGAGAGCTATCGCTTTTTCATTGAACTTATTTGGTACGAAAGAATTTACCCAGTGGCAGTATATAGGCGAATAGTATATTCGGTAGTGAACGTGTGGAGGTATCTTCCTGTCAGTAACATACAATTTTGCGGGATGATCAGGCTTTAATTGCGATATTTTACGCAATTCCTTGAAAGGTTCAAAGCTATCAATCCTCCGAGAAGAAAATTTTTCTATCTCAGGAACAAATTTCTCCACGTGTTCAGGATCAATCTCCTTCATCACTTCGAGACGATATTCTGTATACAATGATGGATTATATGTCTTGATAAACTTGGCCAGGGATGTGCTATAACCACAGTTAAAGCACTTCACATTGATACGGCCACTATGCTCGTAGAAATGTCCTCTGGTCTTGTGTTTGCTTGTTTGAGAATCACCACACACATTACACCTAAACTTGGCATTGTATGGTTTATTCTTTATAACCTTAAACTGTTCTAGCTGAGTGCCAACTAATGATGCAAACTTCTGGTCTAGCCACAATGTATTCATTACTGTATCCTATTTCAATCCAATAGGGATAGTATACAGGTTTATAAACAAAGGTCAACTGTTATTAGCTACCATCGACAGATTTAACCAAGTCCCACTGTACCTTTGCATCAGGATGTGGATTGTCTGACTTGCGATATATTGTATGCCCAAGGATCTTACCACGATTGGTGATAGCTACATGCATCTTGTGCTTATTGCCAGAGTTAGTTAATATCACGTTACGTGTTCTTCCTGATCCACTATCATTTTGATCTAATTTTGCATAAACTTTTGGATGCGAAGGAGAATCAACATATGTCCTAAATGAAGGATGTTTATTCAAAGAATTTAACTGAGACTTATTCAATCCAATCTGATGGATTTGCTTAGGCTCGTTAGCATCTTCGTTAATGAATTCTATGAAGCTTTTCATTTCTGTTCTGCCAATGTCTTTTCTGCATCGTCATAGAATAGCTTAATAGCATCCAATGAACGCTTGCATGTGATATTATTACTATGCAATTTTAATATCAGCGAACCAACTTCTTGATCTGTTAGTGTATCATCTTTTGGAAATTTAGTCAATACAGGACACTTGTACAGATCATTAGGTGCCTTGACAATCTTGTATTCTGGAGCAACCAATTGGACAGATGTTTGCATGCATCCAGTCAGTAATAGTAACAAAGGAACGATTGCCAACCACTTCATTTCTTTTCGCCGTAATTTTGATTTAGTTGATAGATGATGTTTTTTAGATACTTAGATGCTTGCTCAGTACCTTTGTGCTCGGTAATAGCTTGCTTTTCAATCCCAGATGATATATCATTCATCTGTTCTTCACGTCTTGCAATGGTCTCTCTGATACGAGCAGCATTGTCATTAATGATTTCTGTCTTTTCGACAAACTCTTCTTTCTTTTGCTCAACAAGCTGTTGTTGCATTTGATTGAATGCTTCAGTTGCACGATTCCATAC